TTGGCGTTGTGCTGAATGGTTTATGGATTTAGATGCACCTACAGCTAGTCAATCTGCTTTTGTATCGGTTGTAATGGGTGTTATGACAGGTGTATTTGGTATTTGGATGGGTCACGAACATAAAGGGGATAAATAATGGATATAGAGCATTTAAAAAAAGATATTATGTTTGAGGAAGGTGTTAAGTATGAGATTTATAATGACCATCTTGGGTATAAAACTTTTGGTGTAGGGCATTTGTGTAGGGCTACAGACCCAGAAAATGAAATGGAAGTAGGCACACCAGTATCTAAAGAAAGAGTTGATGAGTGCTTTGAGGTTGATTTATATGTTGCGATTAATGATGCTGAAAAGTTCTGCGAGGGTATAGAAGTTGACGATAATATTAAAGAATGTGTTACCCATATGGTGTTTCAGTTAGGTTTACCAAGATTAAATAAATTTAGAAATTTTAAACAAGCCTTAGTTGATGGAGATATTGCAAAAGCCCAAGATGAAATGAAAGATTCACTTTGGTATAGGCAAACAACTAACAGGGCTGAAAGATTAATAGAAAAAATGGGGCAAAGTTTATGATACAAGCATTAATAGCACCAGTTACAGGGCTTTTAGATAAGTTTATTCCAGATGCAGACCAAAAGGCTAAGTTGGCACATGAGATAGCCACAATGTCCGAAAAACACGCCCAAGAGCTTGCTAAAGGGCAATTAGAAATAAATAAAGCAGAAGCTAGTCACAAATCCATCTTTGTTGCAGGTTGGAGACCATTTATAGGTTGGACTTGCGGGGTAGCGTTATGTTGGCATTTTGTTTTAGCACCAATAACTATATTTTTATGTGCATATTTAGGGGTAACTATCCCAGAATTACCTACATTTGATATGGGTAGTTTAATGACTGTTTTAATGGGTATGCTAGGCTTGGGTGGTCTTAGGACATATGAAAAGCAGAAAGGTCTAACAAAATGATATGTGAAACTTGTAAAGCGTATGAGTGTGATAAAGAAGAATGTAACTGTAAATGCCACACTCGGGAGAAAAAAGAAAAAATTAATTTAAAACACGAGTAAATAACATGATGTGGCATTTTTTAAGTTTATCTAAATTTTTTAACAAAATTGGTAATTACTTTTATCATCTTCACATTAAAGAATTGAAGATAAAACAAAAGATTGATAGTGAAAAACCTAAAAAACCTTACTGCAAAAAATGTGTTTTAAAATATGCAACCGCAGAAAAAATGAAAAGAAAAGAAAAAATTATTCATGCAACACAAGGTAATAGGATTAGAAAAATTACAGAATTTTGGCTTGAATGTATAAGATGTAAGGCTAAAACCAAAAAAAGGTATTGTTAATGAGTAAAGTTTATATGAAATTATATGATTTTTTTAATGGTATAGCCAATTACTTCTGGCATAAGGCTATAAATGACAAAAAGAAAAGATGATTTAGAGCAAGAATTTGGCAAAGAGTTTATTGACTGTATTTTAGGAAAATGCGAAGCTGATTGTAGATATTGCAAAAAGGAGAATGAAAATGCCATACCACACAAAAAAGACTAAACGAAAAATGAAGAAGAAGAAAAAGAAATAATGGCTAAGAAACGTAAAAAAGCACCTAGAGGTTATCATTATATGCCAGATGGTCGCTTAATGAAAAACTCAGCACATAAAGGGAAAAGAAAAAAGAAATAATGGAAGGTTTTACAACTACAGCTACTTTATCTGAACTCATAGATAAAAGACCTATGAAGAAAAGAAAAGGTAGAAGACGTTATAGAATGCCCAATAAGGGCGATTTAAGGGCTGTACAGCGGATATTAAAGAAAAAAGGGATACAATACTAGCGAAATGGAATGTTTTGTTTAATTATGCCTCCAACTAACTCAAGACATTCAGATACCTCCCCTTTCACAATGTAGTGAGGTGTTCCTAAAATCTCTGATTGTACAGCCCACAGTTTTTGAGTATCAGACAACCTGCCTTTAGGGGCTTTCAATTCAATATATAAAATTCTACCTACTGGATATTCAACAATAATATCTGGACAACCAGACTTTAAACCCATTCTTTTCATCTTAGCATGATAATGAATAGACCTTTTACCCTCATTTGGAACGTGGAAATGTCTAAAGTTATAGATTTTGGCTAAGTAATTAAGATAATCATTACAAGCTATTTGTATGTCAGCTTCTTTAGTCATAGGGAGCAAACCTTTCAATCTACTCCCTATGTATAGTTCATTATTGGAGTATAATAAACATAAAATAGGCTCTAAAATAGGGGCTAGAACCTAAGTATTTCTAACAAAAATCAGTATTATTTACAATTAAATTGTATTTTTTTTAATTTATGGCTTGAAATAACCTAGAAAATAAATTAGGTTATTAGTAATTAAACAACTTAATAATAATAACGGGGCATAAAATGACTACATACAAAGAAATAATCAAAAATTTAGAAGAAGCATTTAGAAAATTTGATGATATATATATAGAAAAGCAAATTAAATATTATGGTGAAAAATATCAAGCTGTAAGAAAATTCAAGGACAATATCCCAAAATTAAGCAATGGTGCTTATGTTAGAGGTGCTTTAAACTATGATGACCTTTTCCTTGTAGCAGGTGGTAAAGGTATGTATGAAAAAGTATCTGGTACTAACTTACAACTTCTTTGTGAATTAGCTGTTAAAGATGCTAAAGCAGTTATCAAAGCAAGAAATGCTAAGATGGCTAAGAAGCTAGAAGATGCAGGAATTACCAAAGTTCTTAAATCTAACTTAGAATTAAACTCTGATGGTTTTAATGGTTACTACAATGTAGAAACAGACAATGGTAACAAAGTTATCAGAATAGAAACCATTATTGCAGGTGGTTATAACATTCAAAGACTTCATTACAGAACACTAGTCAAGGTAGCTTAACAGCTACCTTTTTTTTATAATAATAATAATTGGAGTATAAAATGACTAAAAATAACAGAATCAAACAAAACATTCAGCTACATGAAAAAATTGCATCTATGGAAAACACAATTCTTGACTTAGGTGTTAATGATAGATGTCATGAAGATTTTGATAGCAACTGCAAAACAATTTACAAGTGCTTACAAAATATCAAGGGCATGATTTACAATGATGAAATAGTTTTTAGGGGAGATAAATAATGAAAAGCATTTACTCAATAAATAGTGGTGAGGGCAATAAGATGTTTTGCCTTTACCATACGTTTGACCAGTACACTTCTTATGGAATGTATGAAAAAACTGTTCACATTACTAATCTTTCTACAGATTATGATAAGGCGGTTATGGTTGCTAAGTGTCTTTATGAAACTCACAAAGATACAAATTCAAAATTATATATTCCCCTTAAATGGCAATTAGAGGAAATCAAAAGAGATGGAACTACTGATAAAAAAGTAGAGCCAATAATTCAAGAACCCACAGAACCTAAAATTGAATATCCATTAAGCAAACCAGTTGGTAATGCAGGAGAAACCAGAGAATTTACTTTAGGGGTTACTGATAGCTTTACTTTTGATGGTCGTTTTGGAAGGACTTTGGTTACTAAATTTGTAGATGCAGACCACAATATATTTATTTCTTTTAGCCAAGCTAGGTTTATGTGGAAAATAAATGTAGGCGATACTGTTTATTGTACTGCTGAAATCAAAGGTCATAAAAAAGAAAAAGATTGGAATGATAATATAATTTACGAAACACATATATTTAAATTAAAGGGGGCAAAATAATGAATCTTAATACACTCAATCAAATTATCAGTAACGAAAAATCAAGAGAGCTACACATTAATATAATTGTTGATGGCAAAACTTACACAATCAATACCATTGCAAGCGATTTTGGTAATGAAGTATTAAAAATATATGTTGATGAAGAGGGAGCAAACTAATGGTTAATTTTATTAAAAACTATGGTGTTTATATTTTAGAGACAGTATTTCTGATTAGCTTGTTTGGATTTGCTTATTTTTTACTAATAGCATTTTAAGGGGTTAAAGTAATGAGTGTTTATTATGAATTTGATATTGAATTATTTGATTTAGAATATGGAGATATCCAAGACCACGAATTTTTTGCAACTTTTCAAGGTGGCAAACAAACCGATAAAACTTCTGGTGATTTTGCTGAAGATTTTAAAAAACTTTATTGTACTGATACAGTTATTTGGAACACAGTTGGAAGTGAATTTTGTCAAGGATTAAAAAAATCATGTGGACATATAAATGAGCAAAATTTTGGCGAAAGGTTTTGTATTGTTAAATATGATGGTTTTGATAAGTCTTGGGCATATTTAAATTTAGATGGAACTTTACCTAATACATTTGATTGTGGCTCAGTAATACCCAAATATGTTGCATCTGCTTTTGAAAAACTTAAAAGTGGAGCAAATCAATGAATAACCCATTAGAAAAGAAAAGACAAAATTACCTAACATTTTACAAGGATGGCATTAAAGATGCCATTCTAAACCAAAAGAAAAATCCAGATAATTTATTTTCTGCTTATTACAAAAGGGGCTTTGATGATGGTCTGGAAATTAGAGAATTAATTAATGAGTATGGAATTAACAACATAGGGGCTGATAATGATAGATAAACCAGTTAAAATAGGCTGTACTGAGCTTTATACAGCAAGAGTTTTAAATATGTCTGTGGCTCAATATTATGGAGTTTTTAAGGAATATGCAGAGCTTCTTAATAAAGCCAGACAAAGAAATGCTAGAAAATTAGAAAGCGAAGATGCAAACAAAACAGAATTAAAAATTATTTATAGTATTAGAAAAGATTTAAATAAATTAGTTCTGAAAAGAATAAACGAGAATTATTATGAAAATAAATAAAGTATTCTCTATATGTACTATATTGGTGGCTCTAGGGGCTTGCTCGACTACACCAATAGTAGATAGTAGAGGTAAATCATCTGCAAATATCAAAGGCGATATGAACAGGTATCATGACGATTTATTTACTTGTAGAGACCTTGTAAAAGATGAAACAAATTTTGTTTTAGAACAAGGTAAAATAGTATATAATTTGTTACGATTCAAAGTGTTATGGTTAAGCCCTAAAGCACAAACTAGGCGAGATTTAATTAATAATTGCCTAGAGGGTCGAGGCTATAACGTATTAAATAAATAATAAAATTGGAGTATAAAAAATGAGTACAGTAGAAAGAATTTACGACAATACCAAAGATGGTATACCAAACTATGCAATACAAACCACAGATGGGAAAATGCTATATGCAAGGGGAATGCCTTTGTATCCAGTTCCTAAGTCTGGGGATGTTATTAAGTTCAGCATAGTCAACACGAAAACATCCGAAAAGGGCAATCAATACAGCAATATAAAAGATGTTGAGATAGTCACTAGTGGTGAAATTTCAGAGGAACAAGCACAACAGCAAGCCCAGTATGAGCAAGCTGTACCAGTACAATCTACACCAATACAACCTGCATCTAATGGGTTTAATAAAAGCGATACCCAAAGATTAGATATATTTGTTACAGGTGTTGTAGGTCGTTCTATGGGTTCTGGACATTTTTCGGTTCATGACATTGGTGAACTTACTAAAAATGCTGTAAGTGCTTTTAATGAAAACCTTAAAAAATTATAAGAAACTATTTGCTGACTTTTGGGGGTATCATGAATACGATATTCCCATTTGTTGGGGCTGTAATAGACAGCAAGCGGTAGATATACACCATTTAA